ACTCGATCTACCAAAGCCTTGCACCTCTCAACCAAAAGTCAATTCTCGAGCTCCTGAAATCTATTTGATCTTACTTCCTGAACCGACACTCACAATGCCGTCTCATTTAACTCCCGGTACTGAAACTCTTTCACACCTCTTCGCCAAACTCACTCTCGATCACGCTACCAAGCTGAACCTGAAACGCGTCACCTCAAGCAACTACTATGTCCCGTCCATACCCAAGCACGACAACTTCTACCAACACGAAGCTCACAAACGCACTGTCCTCCATGCCATGAATAAATACCTCTATCAGTATGACATTCAACACGTTCTCACGAACTACAAAATGGCCACCATCGATGAAGAATCTGTATACGCAGACTTTTTCAACTCAGACATCGAACCACACCCGATCGTCCGCGATGAATGCTACAACCTTGCCCTCCAAATCGCTGCTGACACATTCCGACCCGACTCCCTTGTTCGTCCCGCACACATACTCGATGTTCAACACCACTATCCGTTTAACAACTCGACCAATGCCGAAGCTCCTTTCTCTACCTCACCAACTTTCCTCAACATGCTACACAAAGCTGATCCCAACTTGAAGCCTACCACAGGCAACATGAAACACATTATCTTCGAATTCTCAAGACAATGGCATCATGAAATCAAGCACGGCACATCAACTTTCGACGACTATCTGTTCTTCATGCTCTTACACGTCAAGAAAACAGTCATCAAAGCAGAAGACCCAAACAAACTCAGAACTATCTGGGGCGTTCCAAAACCATGGATCCTCGCCCAAATTATGTTCCACTGGGCCCTCTTCGCTTCTTACCGTCGCAATCCCAAGCGTTACCCCCTCCTCTGGGGCTACGAAACCGTCCTCGGTGGCTGGTTCCGTCTTAACAACGAACTATTCATCTCGCACCTGCAACTCTCATTCCTTATGATTGACTGGAAACGTTTCGACAAATACGTACCTCACGAAGGTATCGAAGATGTCCACACCATCACCGAATCATACATTGATTTCGACCATGGCTATCTTCCAACCGTCGACTACCCAGACACATCATCCACATGGAACCCTGAAAAGGCTCAACGCCTACGCAGACTGTACAAATGGACTCTCCACGCTTACAAGCACACACCAATCGCCCTCCCCGATGGCTCCACCTATGTTCGTACACATGCTACTCTCCCTTCCGGACTGTACACCACTCAATACTACGACTCATTTTGGAACTACATCATGCTGGCGACTATCCTCATCTCACTTGGATTTGACCCCAAATCCTGCATCATCAAAGTACTCGGAGACGACTCCCTCATCCGTCTTCACGTCCTCATCCCTCCCAATGCACATGAAGCATTCTTCCTTGCCTTGCAAGACGCTGCCTCATACTACTTTGGCTCCATCATTTCTCTCAACAAGTCGAAGATCGCCAACTCCACTAACCAATGTGAAGTTCTAGGCTACCGCAACCACAATGGCTTCCCGCACCGTTCGTTCCACGAACTCGCTGCTAAATTGTACTACTCAAAATCTCGGAACCCCACTCCCGAAATCTCAATGGGTATCTCAATTGGAATCGCCTATGCCAACCTCGGTATGCACAAACCGTTACACAACGTTTGTCGCAACATCTTTGAATACTACCAATCCAAAGGCGTCACTCCCTCCGCCCGCGGCTTCTCCTCTGTATATGGTCAAGACCCTCACTCTGCACCACATATCGATATTCAATCCTTCCCAACTATCTCAGAGATACAACACTCTCTTCTGAGCTTAGAATACACGAACCCGATCGTATACTCCAAATTTTACGACCGATCCCATTTTCTCGCTGACCTCTAAGCTATGCTCGCGCGCATATATGTTCTATTTACACGCTCTTTAAAATAAGAAAAC